AATAATGACTAACATGTTTACAGAAAAATTGTTAGACTGTTTTAGAACTTTTACAGTGCCCATTTATTATGGTTGTTCAAATATTGAAAAATATTTCAATCCAAAAGGCATAATTAGATTCAATGAATTTCACGAACTAGAACATATTTTAAACACGTTGACTCCTGAAGTTTACGACGAAATGAAACCTTATCTACTAGAAAATTATGAATTAGGAAAACCATATTGGGAACAGAATGTTTATCAAAGAATCGAAGACATTGTGTCTGAACGCACGTCGTTGAACACAAATTTATTGAATTCTATAATACTAGACTAAGTATTTTTCTATTATGAAAACAAAAATTATTATTGTTGATGATTTTTATGGTGATCCAGATTCGGTTAGACAATTTGCGCTGCAGCAACCTTTTGATGTGACTGGAAATTATCCTGGTTCCAGAACACGTAGTTTTTTGGATCCTGATATTAAAGAAGCTTTGCAGACTGTGGTATGGCCTGCTGGTGGAGAAATAACTAAATGGTTCGATACCGACGGGATGACCGGCAGTTTTCAGCTAGCCACTGCAGCGGATCGTAGTTGGATACACACTGATCATTATAATCAATGGGCTGCAGTCTGTTATTTAACTCCAAACGCACCACTCACTGCAGGCACAGGATTGTTCGAATACAAGAAAAATCGTGCACGAACAGCAGCCGAAATGGGCAACGAATCATATGACCCACAAGATATGACCAAATGGATCATGTATGATGTCATTTCAAATAAGTACAATAGACTAGTAATGTACAGAGGTGATCTTTTTCATAGCAGCTTAGACTATTTTGGATCAGGTCCTGATGATGGTAGATTGTTTCAAGTGTTTTTCTTTGACACTACATATTAACAATGAGAATTAATTTAATCGTTATAGATGATTTTTACAGTAACCCTGACGGCGTAAGGCAGTTTGCTTTAGCACAGGAATTCAAACAACGTGAATCATTTCCAGGTCCAAGAACTCAGAGTTTTTTGAATGACAGTACCAAAGATACCATACAAAGCATATTGTTTAATTACGCTGGAAAAGTAACTGAATGGAATGACAGAGATGGTTTAACCGGTTCGTTTGAATTAGAAATGGCCAAGGATCGTAGTTGGATCCATACTGACCATTTTAACACATGGGCAGGTGTGTTGTATCTCACACCCAACGCTCCCTTGGAAGGCGGTACTGCATTTTACCGTCATAAAAGCACTGACGCCACTAGAGCACATGAGCTAAAAGGTTATGAAAGCCAGGACATGACAAAATGGGAAGTCACTGACATAGTTGCTAATAGATACAATCGTTTGGTCCTATATCACAGTGATCTGTTTCATAACAGTTTAAATTATTTTGGTAATACTGTGGACACAGCTAGACTGTTCCAACTTTTCTTTTTAACAACCGAGTATTAATATGCCTTTAAATAGACATCCCAATTTTTTAGAACCTGATGTATTAGATGGTCTCAGACAAAAGTATAGTCAGGCCAAAGGCAAAGATGTATTTGAAGTAAATCACATGGGTCGATGGGGTGCAGGGCTAGAGTCGGGCAGTTACTCTCCTGTGCTAATTTTACAAATTCCTGAATACAGACAATACCTAATAGACAAGTATTGTAGCACCTATCCTGTGTTTCGTGATTATCCTAATTTGACCTGTTTCATGCACGTATGGTTGCCAGGTAGCCAAATCAATTGGCATCATGATAAAAGTGATACTACACCTAGGCTGAGCAGCACTATTTACATCAATGAAGCTTGGAATTGGAACTGGGGCGGCTTGTTTGTGTATGATGATACAGCAGAAGGGCAAGGATGGATATTTCCACATTCAAACTTAATGGTATGGTTTGAACCGCCAGTCTGGCATTCAACCAGTATGGTAACTTTGGCTGCAGAATATCCGAGATTAAGCATTCAGTGTTTCTTTAACAAATATTAAAATTATGAATTTAGACCATTGGTTCCCCAGTGTAATTGGCCGAGCAGTGCACGAAGAATGGATTGTGCCCATGTTAAGATCTGCACGACAAATTTGGGACAATCCTTCACAACAGCTTAACGAACAATTTTACTATAATGGTAGAACTACATACGGAACAAGAAATTTATGGTACGACGAAGGTTTCAAAGAGTTTGGTGATTTTTTATTACAAAAAGGTAAAGACTATTTAGAAATGCAAGGGTATGATTCTAATGCGGTAAATTGGCGACCCTATATGTTTTTGAATAGCTTTAATCAAGGATCTGCTCATGCTAAACATGTACACAGTCAATGTAGCATCAGTGGAATTTATTATTTAGAAACACCTCATGGCAGCAGTCCTATAACATTTTATCCACATCAAACTTACAAAGAATTTTTTGATTATATGTATGCAGTCAAAGATCCCACAAATTGGTATTCTATGTCTAGCACAAAATACGAACCTTTTCCAGGATTACTGTTACTATGGCCAGGTTGGTTGTGGCATGAAGTTATACCTAATAACAGCACTGAACCAAGAACCAGTATTGTGTTTAATCTTTGAGATTGGCCAACACTGTTAGTTTATCTATATTTGTGTTTATTCTCAGGGTCTTTTCTAAACCTGGATGCAATGGCCTAGGACAATCCAATATACCAGTCCAACAATATCCTTTGTGCTCGCCGTTAAGCACAGGTACAAATTCATCGTCTACTCTAATTAGAAATGTGTGATAAGTAAATCTTTTGTTATCGCTAGTAAATTTTTCTAGCGGTATGATTTTGGCATCAGATATCTCACCACCCAGTTCTTCTTGAATTTCTCTTGTTAGTCCTTGAAGTATAGTTTCACCCGGCTCTATTTTACCACCCACGATTCCCCAAGTGTCAGAAATTTTGCCATTTTGACGTAAAAGAAAAAGATAACGTTGGGTAGCAATACTATAAATGAGAGCACCGCAACTTATTATATGGTCAGTAACCATTTTCCTGCGGGGTAGTAGCCCTCATAACTTTTTGCCCATTCAGTGCCATTCCATTTATACTGCACACCGGTAGTTAGATTAGTTACATATTGCACAGTAGTTTCATTGCGGCCGTCAAATACCACTGCCCAATGTTGTCCAGTAAACTCTATGATATCGTTTTTATATGCTTCTAACGGCGTATCATCTATGCCCATCCAGTTATAAATTGGTGCTGCGCCTGTGCCTTGCACATAGTCGTTGACCAGTAAGTATCTTGTGCCAGTGGCTAGATCTTGTAGATTTTTGTTTGGTCTTGAAGTCAAGGGATCTATGATGGCCATAACAGGTTCTAATGTATTAACGGGAATAGTGTCTATATCCGCAGTCCATAATAATGTGGTATCATCAATGGGATTGTAGCTTACTGTGCCAACGACTTCATTACCGTCTGCCAATTCTAATGTAATGCTGGAACTACCGTTAATTAAATTACCATAAACATTGATTAAATCACGCCAAGCTTCGCTGGCTCCAGTTTTGGATGTTACACTAGTAAATGCAACTCTGTCTCCGATGTTGCCTGTAATAACATTGCTGGCAATCACTTGTTCGCCTGCGGCGCGTATAACCAAACTGTTGGGCACAGTAGTAATAGTCGAACTTGCATTATTGAGAATGTTCGCAGCAGTAATCACCATGTTACTGGTAATACCGTCAGTGTCAGTTACATAAAATGAAGTATTAGCAGAAACATTTGCAGTAAGCTCTTTTATGATTTGTGTACCAAATGCGTCATTAACAGGTTCATCATATTTTACTAACCGTAGCTTGTTTTCCAATAATATTACTCCGTAATTCAGCGGAGTATAGTATTGTCTGCTTAACAATTTTGATTCATCGAAAATAGCATCATTAAGATTGCCAGTCCCGTCAAACACATTAGCAATAATTTTTTGCACTACACCCAATTTTCTTACTAGAGCAGGACTGCTGATAAAAATTGGTATTTCAAAAGTTAAGCTGGCAACGTCAATGGGATTTTCAGTACCAACCGGAACAGTATATGATCTCCAACTTACGTCAGTTAAGGTAACATAAGTTATACTAGTCCAATCTATATAATTGTCAGTGCTTTGTATTTCCAAAGACGGATTGAATAACACACATAGTTGTTCTAATAATTGTAATTTTTGTTCGGTATTACTGGTCCAAATGTCTAGTTTAAGAGTCAGTAAGTAGGGCACTGGCATTAATCTATCTATGGTCAGTATATCTCCCTGTGTAGTGCTATAGTCTCCTGTAGCAGGATCATAATATCGTTCACGAACATTAAGTTTGCTGATGTAAGTTGGATTTTGAACTCTTGCCCTATCATAAGTCAACGCCGACACGTAGACGGCCATGGCAGGCACGGCATTCATGATATTTTCGCTGTTTTGTTTTATGATTTCTGCTGCTTGTCTGCTACTGTCGCCATAGATAACTGGGACCCGTTGCAATGCAGTGATACCGTTTCTGTCACGGCCAAATTCAACTTGAAAGTTAGACACCATTCGCATGAATTGAATGATATAACGTCTTATCTGTTGATCGTAAAAAAATTGCTGTAGAGACATTAATTGTCCGCCTTGGGTGTAAGTGCTTTGCTTAGACTTTGTCGCACAGGCATGGTCTTACCTTCATTATTTACATAGGTTTGTGTGTTGTTCACAAATAAACTACGTTGTGTGGTATTATCTGGACCCGGAGTTAAATTAGTACGAACATTATCTTCTACCTTGGTCCATCTAGTTCCATTATATCTAAATAGTCTATTGGGAACATAGTCTGTACGTAATACATAGTCGCCTAAATTAGGACTTTGTGGAAAGCTGGTAGCAGCAACAACTGGCCATCCATTTGGTGCTAATCCATTACCGCCTAAGTACGCAGGAATATTAGTATCAGGAGTAGTAGGTTGTGTAGCAGCGAAGTTCATGGTTGAATCTACGGTCATCATAGTTAAATCTACTTGCACTCCTGTTGGATCTCCTGGTGTGCCATCGGGATTTATGGGTTCAATGTATAGTGAGTCAACATTTGTACCACTTTTTGGCACATCAATTTCGGCTTGTCTTATTACTGCATCATTTATTTCTAATAGTTTGTCTAATGTTGACAAATACTGTCCTACTGGTGAAGTATTACCTTCGTTGGTGATTTGATTCAAAATGTCTTTGTATTCTTGGCTGTCTACTAGTGGAGTCATTTTAATTCTAATTAGATGTGGCCACCAAGTTTGGCTAAACCCTTCGGCAGCAAATGTCACGTCCTGTACTACATAGTATCGTTTCAACAACGCAGGCAAATCAGCATTTAATGGATAGTAATCTTTTTTGTGTTGTAGTTCTATGACATCGCCGGACATTATTTTTCTTCCCAGTCTTGCCACAGTGTCATTTAGATGAAAAGTAATGTAAATTGTGTCTGCACTTAAAAATATACCAAATTGCTGCAAATCGAAATCATTGTCAGTAACAGTATAAACGCCGCGAAGAGTGTAGACGGAAGTATCATATTTGCGGTCCCTATTTTCTAAAAATAATAAATCCTGTATGTTTAAAGCACTTTGATTTTGGTAGTTTGGTTTTGTGTCGTCTTTCCAAAATATGCTTAAATTTTGTCCTGTGCTAATATTAGATGTAATATTACTGCTTAGGGTAATTGTACTGGCAGCAACATTGGTGCTGAAAATTACAGTGTTACTGCCGATACCTACACCCTGTACAGTTTGTCCAACTTCTAAGGTAGACACATTAGCTAACTGTATGGTAGCCCCAGAGGCTGTGGTATTTGATGTTACGAAAGTATTCGCTTGCGGAAATGTGCCCAAATATTTGTGTAGAAGAACTCCAGTTCCTCCCACGGTAAATTGTTCGGCAATTACTTTGTCAAAAAATTTGTAATCATTTGTGTGGTTTTCACGCCACATGCTTAAACGGGGCATTTTCAAATCCTGCTGATTGTGTATTTATTGCAAGATTGACAATAAAACCAAAAGGTTGTATACTGTGTAAATGGACAGTATCTACACAGATTTGATAAATCGTATGTATAAATGCAACGATGATATTGTTAAATTTCAACAAGGTAAAGTCAAAGTAGAACTTTTATGGATGTATACTACTGTGACACGCAAGGCTACCCAAGTAGGAAAAGAGCTTGTAGACTGTCGTAGATTAAATAAATTCACTGACAGTTTTCATAAAAAATTAAAAGAGTTCCAAGAAGCCGTAGAAAATCTGGAATACTATATAACCATTGCTTATTTGACCAAGGAATAAACATGCCCACAGTTGCTGGTATCAAGATTAAAAACAAACCTCCCAAGGTACGCAATCCATTGTTTGCAGACGAAAAATATACTGGGGCGGAACCAGACTGGCCCGAAGGTGCAGACAAATGGGCAGATGAAGATTTTGACCATTTACTGCGTAAAAGTTTCTTTTATTACAATTACTTTTACAATCAAAAAGATACTAAAAAATATGTAGAAGATTGGGCCGAACGTTCAGGCGTGTTTACTAAGGCCGAAGTTAAGGCGTTCAAACGTGCTGCAGACCGCAGTATTCCCATGACCGCATGCAGTTTGATCATGGCGCATAAAGCTGGAATGCCGTTAAAACAACAACATATAGATTTTTTAACAAAATCTATTCGATCTGCTATTGCAGACGTAGAACCCGACGCTGAAGAAATCACCACCAAGCCTAAACCTGCAACAGACTATCGGCCCACTATTCAAGATAGACTTGCGGAGCGCACTGCAGAACTTATTGGCGAAATGGAAGGTATGTTTGATGAAATCATTAAAAATACTAAACCAAATTTCAAGCCATATGATTTTCTGACAGCAAATAAAGTGCCGCAGGCCCAATTGTTGAAATATCGTGAAGTATTTGAACAACGTAAAATTGAACTGGAAGCTGCACAAAACAAATTGGATCCACAATTAGTTGAAGGATACAAACATTACAAAGCTGCAGATTTTAAACGTATCGTTGCATGGTTGGATCTAGTGTTATTGGCTCTGGACGAATATCGTCAAGTTAAGCAGGCCACGAAAAAAGCAAGAGTAAAAAAAGCTCCTACTAAAGAAAAACTTATTGCCAAGATCAAATATGCAAAAGATTTCAAAGAATTAAAATTAGTCAGTATTAATCCTGCAGAAATCATAGGCTCAACAGAGTTATGGATTTACAACACTAAAAGTCGTAAGTTGGGCAAATATGTGGCAGCAGCACACAGCCAACTCAGTGTTAAAGGCACCAGTATTGTGAATTTTGATTCAGACAAAAGTGTTTGTAAAACTCTACGCAAACCTGAAGAAAAACTCAAGGAATTAGCCAAAGCGGGGAAAATTTTATTAAGGAAGTTTCTTGAAGAAATCAAAGCCACTGAAACAAAACTCAATGGTAGAATTAACACAGAAATTGTGTTGCTAAAGGCAGCATAAACGTAGTCATGTTAGCTAAATATGGTTAACAGGACTTTTTTATGACCACTGCAAATGTCGTTATTCAATCTAATTTACAAAATGACCTTTCTTTAAGAACACAAAATCTAGGGGGGCCGGGCCCAATCAGTCAAGCCAGTGCAATCGCAGCCGCCGGCAATATTCAAACTCTAAATCAACTACGCAATGAGATGATAGATTATATCAGACTCCGTTTAGGTGATCAAATAGTTGATTTAGAGTTGGATAAAGAACACTATGAATTGGCCATCAAACAAGCACTGACAAAATATAGGCAGAAGGCTCAAAATGCAGTAGAGGAAAGTTACGCATTTTTAGATTTGTTGCCAAGTGTGCAAGAATATATATTGCCTAATTATATTATGGAAGTAAGACAAATCTTCCGACGCGGTATAGGCAGCGTAACAGGTACCACAGCAAGCCAATTTGAACCGTTTGCATCGGGATACCTAAACACCTACATGTTGGTAGCAGGGCGCGTGGGTGGGTTACTGAACTACGAGTTGTTTACCCAATACCAAGAATTAGCTATGACCATGTTTGGTGGTTATATGAATTATACTTGGAATAGGGTTACTAAGAAACTAACCCTTGTTCGCAAAATGCCTGAGTATGGTCACACTTATTTTACTATAAATTCCCTAGTAAGCACGGGCACCGCAGTAGGTAGCACAATTACTATTACATTAGGCCAACCTGTAGTTATTGCCGCAGGTAATAGTTTGTATATTCAGAATTGTCCGGTCAGTGGGTACAGCGGACAATACACTGTGGTAAGCGTTAATAATACCAACACCGTGATCACAGTGCAAGCTACACAGTCTTTAGGTGCCAGCAGCGTAAGTGGTTTTAGCCTAAGTCAAACACAAATTTGGAGTCCCGAAGTAGATGGATTGAACAATACTGAAAGTGTATTGTTGTGGATTTTTAATTACAAACCCGACAGTATGCTACTCAGTGATCCTCAAGTTTATCCATGGTTGCAGGAATATTCTTTGGCTTTTTGCAAAAGCATTTTAGGACAAGCACGTGGTAAATTTGCCAGTATAGCTGGACCACAGGCTGGAACACAATTGAATGGTGCTGCATTACTGCAAGAAGCCCAAGCTGAAATGGAAAAATTAGAAGAAGACCTTAAGAATTATGTTGATGGATCGCAGCCCTTGACATGGTGCATAGGATAATGTAAACTGTAGATTCGTAGGAGTCTATAGTTATGATTATTGGAATTTGCGGTTTGATCGGAGCCGGCAAAGATACAGCAGCAGATTATCTAGTTAATTTTCACGGATTT